GTCGGCCTTGATCGTGCCCGTGAAGAACCCACCCCGGACCGTCTCCGTGTACCAGAACTTTCGGCTCCGGGGATGCGGATGCCGAACTTTGCCCGCATCCAGCGACTTCATGTCGTGGCCTTTGCGGCGCATGGTGATCCTCATTCCCGCCCGCTTCTCACGGAAGTCCGTGTTCGCCGAGGGGGTCCGGGCGGCCCACCTGTTCAGGCCGCCCTTGTGCGGGAGCGTGTCGAGCGTCGCCTGCTTGATCTTCTTCCGGGTTGGCTTCGTCGCCTCGCTCACAGCCTTACGGACCGCGGCCCGCATCTCCTTCGTCGCCGCATCGTGGAGGGCTTTCGACGCCTTGTCCCAGTCGCCCTTGACGGCCTTGATCGAGAACACGCCAGCCATCAGATGGTGACGTCGGTCGAGATGTACTCGATCTTCGGCAGGTTCGTCCCGTCGTAGTTCCATTCGAACGGGAAGTCGCCCGACACGACGCCGACGCCGTCAACCCTCGGGGAGTTTCCGTTCAGGAAACAGCCGGGGAGCGTGATCCGCAGCGTGTCGAAGTACGTGGCTGAGATCACGGCACCGACGATCTCGATCACCATGTAGAACATGGTGTCGTTCACAAACCGGTCCGCGAACACGGTCCGGTCCATCAGGTCGGCCGTGATCGTGCCCGTGATCTTCGTCAGGGCCTCCGCGAACGGCTCGGCCTTGAGGCCGCCGGCGCCGAGGTAGTTCCGGTCGACAGCCAGACCGCGATCGAACTTGACCGACACCTTCTTGACACCAGTCGTGGCCGTCTCGGCACCGTAGGTCGCGCCGATCTTGAAGGCGGCATCCGTACCCACAAACGGCCGGGTGGTCACGATGGATGCGGCGGCGAGCGTCTGCGTCCCAGTCTCGGCAGGACCCGCGTACGACTTCGCGTCGATGCCCCACTTGACGATGACCTCCTTCGCCGTCTCCACCGTGAACTCACCGTCGGTGACCTTCACGCCGGTCGCCGTGTACGGCTGGACCACGCCCGCCGCCGAAGCGTCCGGGACGCCGAGCTGCACAGACAGCGACTTGCCGTACGGGTCCGCAAGGATGTGGGTCTGCAGGTACGCGATCGACGCGCCCTGCACCACGGGGGTGACAGTGGTGCCCATGAGCGCCTGCAGCCACGGCCCCATCTTCTTGTTCAGGCACGACATCTCGATCGTGCCCTTGCCGCCGGTCGTGGTGACCCGACGCCACGCAGCCAGAGGGCCCAAAGCGCCGGTCGTGATCCCTGCCGGGACGACCGTGTTCTTGACCTTGTCGATGTCGTACTTCGACCCCTGCGCGAACGACGTGCCAGGCACATACGTGCCGTACACGGTTTCGGGGGCGACGCCGAGCTGTGCGGCGAGACCGGAGCGAAGGGCCATGGTCAGTTCTCCTTGCTGGACTTGGCGGGCGTGGTGGGCGTCTCATCAGCCCATGTGGCGGGCTGGCAGATGTAGCCGTCGAGACGGTCGTCGGGGACGTCGACGACCTCGTCGGCCTCCACGAGCTTGGACAGTTCCGGAACGAACAGCTGCTCGCCGGAGATGTTGCGGACCTTGGCCATGACGGCTCCTTACGTGAGGGTTTCGAACTGGACGGTGAACAGGAGCCGCGCATCAGCGCCGCCATCTTCTTGGCGCTGTTGCAACGTGAACGAGGTCACGCCGACCGTGTAGAGGGCTGCGCCACCCAGTGACGGGTCGAGCTCGATCGCGTCCGTGAGGGTCTTCATGGTCGTGTAGAGGGCATCACGGGCGGCCTTCTGGTCCCCGTCACCGTTCCAGGCGACCAGGACGCACGGGACGTTGACCGTCTCGCGGCGCTGCGTGTGGCCCAGCCACTCCCAACCCTGCCCACCGTCGGCGGCCGTGAGCCAGGAGTCCGCGTTCTCCGGATCGTCGACACCCACATACACGAACTGCTGCCCGCTGGGCGCGACCAGGCTGGGACCGTCCCGGACACTGTCCGCGTCGAGCACGGTCAGGAAACAGGCCACGAGCGCGTCGATCAGCGCAGGCGCCCGTGAGGCGGTGCTCATGCGATGCCCGGCACGAGGTATGCGGCTGCGGCCTCTTCGGCGCGGCTGGGCCAGCCGTACGCCGACGTGGGCTGCCTGTCGTCCGTGCCGCCCTGCCCGAACCGCTTCGCGCCGCCACGCTGCGACTCCCACAGGTGCAGCAGCAAGAAGCACACAGCCTTCTTGATATCGGCCGGCGGCGTCGCGTAGCCCGCGGTGTAGGTCACGTGAATGTTGCGCTGTCCACGGGCGAACGGGATCGCGACACCCACCGCGCGCCGGGTCAGTAGCCCGGTCGACTCGTCGAGGGTGTACGTCCACGTTCCGTACGTCTCGGTCAGCGTGTACAGGATCGGCCCGTATGACTCTTCGACGAGTGTCACCGTCAGCACCGGGGTGTGGCGCAGCATGATGCGCGACCCGTACCCGTCGTGCCACTCGTCGAAGGCGGTCGAGTTGACCGGGCCGACGCGCTGCGTCCACATCCGTGACGCGGCCGTGATGAAGTCCGGGAGTTCCGTATCCGACGCTGTGCCCAACATGTTGAGGAATGTCTTCGCCTCATCGAGCGTGATGATGTCGACAGCGTCAGCCATGGGTCAGCCCCGCTTCTCGGTCTGTGTCTTGTCGATGGCCCGCTCTGCGCCGTCAGGCTTGTAGCCGACGCGCCGCAACTCGGCACGCACAGCCGCCTGGTGTGTCTTGTCGCCCGAGCGGACAGCGCCGCTGAGCTCGTACAGCAGACCCGTGACGTAGGACTCTGCCTCGCCCGGCTGGGGACCGGGGTTCAGGATGCCCTGCAGAAAGTCGCTCACGTGTGTTTCCTTTCAGGGGACAGCCGTGGGCACCCCCACCGCCGAAGCGGCAGGAATGCCCACAGTCAGTTCGGTCAGAGCACCGGGACAATCAGGCCGGTTCCCTTGATGACGTTCACGGACGGGCCGTAGCGGTCCGGGATCATTGCCGCGAAGGCGTGGACCCGGAGCAGCACGTCGAGCACGTTCGCGTACGTCGCGTCGAACGACGCCGATACCAGCGGGGTCTCCCACAGGTACACATCCGAGGCCCGCATGATGAACACCTGGTCCTGGTTGATGCCAGCACCGTCGTTGACGATGATGTTCGGGTCGAGGTAGATCGGCAGGTTGCCGAGAATCTCGCCGGCCTGACCCTGCGCGATGATGTCGCCCGCGACGCCGACCCCGTTGAACGACGGGCCGGACGGCACGATCAGCGGACGCTGAGACGAGTCGAGAGCCTCCAGCATCCATCCCCAACGGTTCGGGTGCATGACGCACGCGGTCGCCGGCTGGTACCGGCTCGTGAGGATCGACATCGACGCCGAGATCAGCTTGTTGTAGAAGGAGTTCGCGGCGGTGGTGCCGTCAACCACCTTCGGGGTCGCCGTGGTGTAGGTGGTTGCACCAACGCCCGCGCCGGACACGAGGCCACGAAGCGTGCCGCCCGTACCGGTGCCGTTGAGGACCTGACGGTCCAGCTTCATCGCGTAGTCGGCAGCCAGATCGGCGAGCACGACGTCATCGATGTTGATCCCGGACTGCGCGAGCAGCTGGAGGGGCAGGACTGCCTGGCCGGCGATGGTCACGATGCCCGAAGACACCGAGGTCGTGGTCAGGTCGGTGAGGGACGCGGCCGTGTTGACCGGGGTCTGGGCCGCGACAGTGGTACCGGTGTTGACCTTCGGCAGGTTGACCGAAGACACACCGGACGGCAGTTCCTTCTTGTTGACCAGATCAGCCGTCACGCGGGCCGCACGGGCGAGCGGGACAAACTCGTCGATGAGCCACAGGGGCGGGGCGAACTCGCCGCCGGACCCGGCCGCGCCCGTCATGGCACGCACCTGGGAGGCGATGAGCCGGTCACGCGCCTCGTTCGAGGACGTGCCCAGGTCGGCGCGGCCCAGCATCGAGGCGACGACGTCGCGGAAGTACGACGCGGTGACGTCGTTCTTGCGGTAGACCGGGTTCGGCTCGTGGCCGACGGTCACGCGAGGGTCGATCTTCGCGCCGCGCTGCTCTGCAGCGTCACGCTCGCCCTGCTCGGCGATACGGACCTCGAGGGCGGTGATGTCGATGTCGAGGGCCTGGGTGCGGGCCTCCACCTCGGGGGTGAAGGTCTCAGGGGTGGAGGACTCGAGGATGCCGTCACGCTCGGAAACGAGGCTGGTGCGACGGCCCTCGAGCAGGTCCAGGTGCTTGCTCATGGCAGGCGCCTTTCTCCGTGCATTGCACGGTGCTGTTGGGTTGGGTTGTCGCGTGCCGTCCAGGTGGTGGTCCAGGTGGTGGCCCCTCGAGAGGGCTCCGGCGTGGGCTCCGGCGTAGTGGGTACGCATCCCGGCATGGCCGGGAAGATGAGGGGTTACTTGTGGGCGTGGGCGCGGGCCGTGGCGAGGGCGAGCGCACGGGCCTGCACCTCGAGGTTGGCGTCACGCATCGGTGCCATGTCGTCCGGCTCGGCGTCGTCGGGCTCAGCAGGGGACGCGGGAGAGGCTGGGGAGTCGGGCGACTCGGGGAGCTCGACGCCCAGATAGTCGGCCGTGTCCTCCGCGGCGCCGTCCACCACGTCACTGATCGCCGACAGGACGCCGAGCAGGCCCGTGAGGGTCGCCACGTCGTCGGGGTCGGTCAACGCCCGTTTGGACGCCATCCGTGCCGCGATGCCGGCGACCTTCTCCGAGTTCAGCTGCGCCGATGTGGTCGGGCTCGCCGGGTAGGTCACGACCGACACGTCGAAAAGCTTGACCTCGGTCACGGTCCGCTCCGTGTAGTCCTTGTTCCACTCCTGGCGCGTCGCCGTGAATGCGAACGACATCTGGTCCATGTCGCCGCGGGCCATCGCCGACCGGATCGTCTGCGCCAAGGGTGAGGCGCTGTCGATCGTGGCGTCGCACCACATGCCTGTCTGGCCGCGTCGTTGGGGGTCGTCCTCCGGCTTCATGACCTCGCGCAGCGTCAGTGTGCCCGAGCGGGTACGGGCCAGCGGTACGCCGTCATGGTTGACGAGGAGACGCACGTCATCCGACTCCTGCAGCGACTTCGAGAACGCGCCGCGGGCGATCGTCTCCGTGTACTCGCCCAGCCAGTCCGTCACCGCGTACGGCGAGTCGGTGACCGAGGCGTATCCGGTGAAGGCGAACGCCCCAGCCGCGTCGTCGCGGATCTCCGTGTGGGCGGCGACCATGCGCATCTCGCGCGGCCGCGACCCGTACAAGTCCTTGCGAACCTCAGAGCGTGTTGGCATCGGGATCTCCTTCGTCGGCGGCAAGCGTTGGGTCGACCTTGAGCGCCGCGGCGGCGGCTGCTGTCTTCATGCCAGGCAAGTACGGCTCGTCGCCCCATGACACGGGCGACAGGTCGATCGTTTGCCGGACCTCGTTGATGACCTTTGCGCCGGCGGTGAGGTGGACCTCGTCGACCTGCGCCTGGGTCAGCGCGTCCAGACGGACCAGCACCGACGTGTCGAACCGGACGTGACGCTCGGCCGGAAGCAGCGCCGAGAGGGCCGCCTCGATCCGGGTCAGCCACGGCTGGACGCAGTACGTGAGAAAATCCATGGCGCGCTGCGTGACGTTCGCGTACGTCATCGAGTTCGTGCTCTGGCCGCCGATCATCTCCGGAGGGACACCGAACACGCGTGCGATCTGCGTCACCGTGTACTGCTGCGTCAGCAGGAACTGCGACTCCTCCGGCGCGATCTGCATCGACGTCCACTTGATGCCAGGGCCGCCGAGGACCAGCGGCTCACGCCCGTGAGCGTTCGCCTCCACCGCGTCCTTGACCTGCTTGGCCTGGGTGGTCGTGAGCGGCTGATCCGTCGAGATCAGCGCCGAAGGGTGAGCGCCGTCCTGGAAGAAGCTTTCGCCGAACGCAGCCGCAGCATTCGCCACCGCGAGGGGACGGTTCGCCGCGTACTTGATCGGCGACAGGCCCTCGGGCGAGCCGGGAACTGGGAATGCGGGGACGTGCAGAATGTCCGACCGGGCATACTGGACGCCGCCGATCGTCACCTGCCACACGCCGTTGGACTTCCGCCAAGAGCAGTGGTCCGGGTCGACGATCTGCGCTTGCTGCACGTACCCGTTGCCGTCGTGCGAGATCGGCACGCCGTAGAGGTTGCCACGCAGCAGGCACGACACCATGAACTGGTAGATCCACGTCGCAAACGTCGTATACGGCTCCGGCTCGGTCAGGATCATCGGGTCCGGGATCGGCACCCGCTGCCCCGCCCGGTACGTGAAGGCGTGCACCGGCATCATCGACACCGCGTCGGCGAGCAGCCGGACCGACGCCCACACCGCGTCGTTCTGCATGGCGCCGGACATCGTCGCTGTCGCGCCGCCGAATATCGACACGCCAGGGAACGGGGAGATAACAGGCTCCGGAAACGGGCTCGACCGGCGGCTACCGAACAGGGTCATCGGCGTCCCATCCCGTACGCGATCGCAACCAGAGCAGCACCGGCCACGAAGATCCCCAGCCGCACATCGAGCAGCCATGCCGCCACGGCGATCAGCACATACCCGACGATCTCGACCGCCGTTGTCAGCCACCTAGCCATCCGCGTCACCCCTCACCCTGCCGAGATCCCGCCGAAGCCAGAGGCGACCCATGCCGCCAACGTCGCGCCGTACATGGCGCTGATGTCGGACACGCCCGACGGGCGCACCCACGTGAATGTCTTGTCGCCCAGGAACTTCTGCCGAGCGCTCGTGACCGCCGCCGCCAGGTCCGTCTGGCCCGTGTGCGCCAGCTGGGCCGACATGGCCAGGTCGTAGAACCGACCACACGCCGCCGGAATGTCCTTGGTGGGAATCCGAATCACCCAGATACCAGCCTTCTGCAGGTCGGGCACGAGTGACTCGGCAGCCGAACCGGCCGCGATGTACAGCGGGTTGCCGTTCAGGACCGGGACCAGCCGGTCCACCACCCACGCCGTACCCGGCCGATGGTCGAACTCGCCTGTTGCTGAGTTCTGCGTGATCTCGACATGCACCCGGCCGCTGGGACTCATGCCCGCCGCCACGATGCACGCCCAGTCCCGCTCGGGTGTGACCTCGAGCACGACCGTCCACTCGCTGGCCGTCGAGGTCGGATCGGTCAGCGGGGTCCACACCGTCTCCGGGATCGGCGAGTCGCCCAGCGGCTCATCCCACCAGCCCAGGCACTCCCGCATGAACATCTCGGGTGGCATCGCCGGCGAGTTCCGCAGGTCGCGAATCGCCTGCATCTCCTCGTGGTCCTTGCGGTCAGTGATCGGGCACGCCTTACGCCACAAGGCAACGTCGTCCAATGCACAGCCGGGCGTACCAACCGCGTGCTGACATGTGGGCTGCTCGCAGTCCTTGCGCGCCGCAAGCCACTCCGCGTACGCCATTCGCGTCCAGCCCGCGCGGCCACGATCGCGGATGCTCCGCAGAATCACCGACCGGGCCATGCCAGCCGACGACGCATAGACGACCTGGCCCTTGGGCCGCGAGATCATCGTCGGCAACATCGCGCCAACCATCTCGGCCTCAAGGTTGAACGCCTCGTCGAGGATGACCTTCGACCCAGTCAGACCACGACCGCCGCCACTGTTCGTCCGCGCCTTGAACCGCAGGATCGACTTCGGCTTCGCGCCACCATCCGGGTCCAGCACCTGGATCTCAGGCACAGCCCCGCCGCGGTAACGCACCCGACGTGAGAGCTCGGGCGACCGCGCGATCAGCGCCATCATGTCGCCAAACGCTTCCTTGGACGTCGAGAACTCGTGCGCCGACCAGATGATCAGTTCTTCCTCGGTGATGAACAACCATCCGAGGGCGGTCATCTTGAGGAAACCCGTCTTCAACTGCTGCCGGGCACCCACCACGCCGATATCGAACGACGCCATCCGGTCGGGGTTCTTCGGGTCGAGGGCGAACGTATCGTCGAGCAGAAGTTGCTGCTCCGGGTACGGCGCGAACCCAACCCTGGCAGCGAGCCTGCCAACCAGTGGCCCAAGCGTCCGCGAGTACGCTGGCGACGTGTGAAAGTCAGGCGCCGCCAGTGCCGTAGATGTCGTCACGCTCATCCCTCAACTGGTCAAGCCACGACTTCGACTTTGCCGACGACAACGCCTTCTCGACCGACGCCTCGAGCTGCTTCGTCATCGCTGCGATCGCCGCCCCAGTGTCATTGCCCGCCTCGATCCGCCCCGCCAAGATCAGCGCGGCCTGACCGGGAACCGTCTCCAGCACCTTCGCCGACTCGAGTACCCGACGCGTCACTGACGCGAGCGAGGACTCCACGGCCTCAGGCTGGTCGTTCGATGCAGCGAGTGAGACAACCGCTGCACCAGCGCGCTTGCGTCGCTGTCGGCACGTCGCGCTACAGAACTTCGCGGCGAGCCGCTGAGCATTGAAGGGCTTGCCGCAGAACTCACACGACTTCTGCACGGTTCGACCGCCCTTCGGTCACGTGACACCAGGCCCCGTAGGAAACAGATTGCGAGTTGAACGGTCATGGGCTGCACTGCTCAAACTTTCAACGGTCTACGCGACTCGCCGATCGACGGGACGGCCCCATGTTGGCTCCAGTCCGGTCGCCGCGCGATATCTCTCACGTGAGTCTCGGGCGTTGCCCTCATAGGCGCACGCGTTGCAGCAGTAGACGCTGCGCTGTGTGACCTGCCCACACACGCGGCATGGGTGGGACGTAGGCATGACGTACACCTTGGGTGTGCGTGTACGTACGATCACAGGTGGCAGGTCAACCATCCATGGTCGTGTGTCGTTGAACTGTGCGGCTGGCTTGTGATGCTTCCACTCAACGATGGTGCGTGCACCCTTGCTGCCATTGCATCGTCTGCAGCATGGGGTGAGGTTGCCTTCGTAGTTCGTGCCTCCACGCACGAGAGGCACGATGTGATCGACTGTGTCACATGATCCATCGCAGTATGCGCACGTACGACCCGCCTTGCGCCATGCGTGCAGTAAGTCTGTGCGTTGCCTGACATCAAGGCCGGGCGCAGCATGCTCGCGGTGGTATCGCTTGATGCCTTTGTGCTCAGCGAGACGCGTGCGGGGGCGACCATTGACACCCATTCGAACTCGGTTCTTCGCCGCGCAAGAGAGCGAGCAGTACCTTGCTTCACGACGGCCAGTGAACTCCGCGTCACATTCGACGCATGCCTTATTCATCCCCAGTCCCTTGACCCTGCCCGGACGTTGGCGCGTGCTGCCCTGCGTGCCCTGTCGTTGGCCCGCGCCTTGCGCCCACCCGCTGCCCTGTTGCACTCACGCCTGTGTGACGGGCCGAGGTAGTGGACGCCGTCGTCTGCGTGGTCGAGGTCCCACTCGTCTCGGGGTTGGATGGGTGCACCGCATCGTGGACAGGTAGGACGCGCGGCGTTGGCGATCTTCTGTGCCCACTGTGCGCGTAGTCGCTGGTGTGCCGCGCCGTACTTGGGATCAGCCATGCTCGTGTGTGTGGGTACGTACATGCTCGCGAACGGACGAGGTGTCGACGTGGAGATAGATGACTGCTGCGTCGCCTTCGCGTACGGGAGCGCTGCTCCTGACTGGCATGGTGAGATCCACGCCACATGCTGGGCACTTGATGCTTGTATTCGTGAGCGCTGCCATGTCACCACCACCGACGTTCTGGATCGCGCATCGGGTTCGGCAATGTGGGCAACGGACCTGTAGGTTCTGACGCCTTCGCGTCTGCCTTCCGGGTGTGTCGCCGTGCGATCCAGCGGTCGAGCCAGGGCAGGAGTGGCGGGTATCCGATGGCCTCAGTTTCGAGCCATGCGCTGTTGACGGCCTCGGGTGTGATGCCC